TGCATCTCGTCTATCGAATTTTCGACGATAGCAGCGTCCCCGGCGTCGGCCGTTTGGCCTTCACCGAGGACGTTTAGCTTTCTCAGCACACGATCGCGTATGTCGGCTTTGGTAGCCATTAGACCTCTTCGAACTCCGGGTTTGCCCGTAATTTGGAGGCAAGCCTTTCATCTTTCACCGCAGTCGCATTATTGCGGTCAAAGCTGTTCTCAAAGCCGTAGGCTGAAATGCCAGCGCCTTTGGAGGGTAAAAGCCCATCACTGCCGGGCCTTTCGGGCCCGACATAGATAAACCGCGGTAAAACCGGCCCCGTTGCTTTCTGCGGGGGAGGTGTTTTTTTAGCTTTACCGGCTGATTTTCTAGCTGCCATCGTAGGTCTCCTATGAGGTTATGTAGTGAACCACAACGGTGATGGGGACCAGTCCGAGAGTGTTCGCGGCGGCGACGACTATAAGCTCTATAGTCGCACCACTGGCGAATACCTGCGGACCTGCTGAACGAAGAACGCCACCGAGAGGCATCCAGATGGAGACTTCCGGTTTGATCCCAGCTACAGCGTCGCCCGTGATAACACCGAAATTTCCGAACCCGTCTGGGTCGGCTGTTTCGGCAGCGCCAGACCAACCGATATTAAAATCGACTGATTCAGTGCCGGTGTCTAAGTCACCGCCATAGACTTCGCCACCCAACACGGTGCAGGGAGGCAATGTCAGCAGACGGAAGATGTCGTCAGCCTCATCATCGCCAGCAGCGAAGGTATGAGTCCCGTAGGCAGCGCAAAGATCGCCACCACCTTGGCCTTTGTAGACCGGGAATGTTGACGCCGCTCGGGCGCCGGTCGTGGTAGATGCAGTCATAGTAAGTACTCCTTAACAGAGAGAGACGGATGGGCGGCTCAACAGAGCCACCCACAAATCTCTATTCATGGTTAAAATCAACTATCAGCAACGGCTGCGAAATAACCCGTAACCATGCCGTGATCTTTCTGATCATCGGTATCGCCAGAGCCGGAGCCGAAAGTCATTTTTTCGACGCCAATTACTTCGCGGACGGCAATGCCCATTTTGTCCTTATAGTCGAAGTCCTCGTCGACTGTTTCAGGACGCTTGGCAATAGCCACACCGATAGATTGCGCACCGCACAACACGGCTCGACTTACATCAATTGAGCCAGCACCAACCCCAGTAAGAACGGGGAAGTCCTCAACCTCTTTTATGATAACGCCATCATAAATCAGGTCGCCGCCGGTAAATAGCGGATTGGCTGGGCCTCGGGTCCACGCCTCGCGGGTGGCGCTGAGAATCGTCGTGTCCGCTTGTAGATCACGGAACACAAGACTACCAACATAGAGCGTGTACCACTGCTCGTCCCCATTGACACGCATTGGACGGATCTTCGGAGAAGCCGTTTTAGCAATGCGTTTCAAGAAACTAACAGCCGCAGACGTCAGCTTATCGGCAGTATTGTCGATATTGCTTAAGCCTGCGGAATGATCCCCACCAGTGCTGCCATTGGACAGTAGCTTGCCAAAAAGCACGCGGTCAGCATTGTCTACTAACCAAGCGTCCTTATTCGCTTCAGAAGCGGAAGCATAGGCAACGCCGTTGATCGAGCCCATTTCACCAATGATCTGGTCACGGAAATCTTCCATCTTCCAGTCCATCAGTGCCGGGCGCGCCGCGTTACGAAGTGGAATTGCAGATTGTTGCTCTTCCATCAAGGCAACCCGAACAGCATTCCGACGTTGGTCAACCGTAACTGCATGGCTACGTGAGGTCATATCCTCTTCGTTGCCTTCCAGCGTGCTTGATCCTGTCGTTGCTGCATTGGCTAGCTTATTGATCAGGGCGAATGTGATCTTGTCGCCCTTCTTTTTGGTTAGATCCTCTTTTACCTGGATCATAGAGTTCATGTTGGTTCCCATTTCTTTCGTGAAACGGTTGCCAGCCAAAAACTCCGTGAAGAACTTCTCGTCCCACTGTTGGACGGTCAGTCCGCTCGCGGCGGCTGTATCTGCCATGGTCTTAGCCTTTCATACTGCAATGCCGGTCGAAATCGCTACCTAGCGGGTCTCGATGTTTGGCACCAGCTCTTCAATTGGCGTCGGGCCGGTGAATGTGGGTTCTGTTCGCCCAGCTACATTCGGCTCGTTCGCCAGCGTTTCGGGAAGTAACGAACGGGCTTTGTCGGCCACACCAGACTTGCCCTTGAACTCTGCTTCAGCTTCAGCCCTGCCCTCGGCTTTCGCCCTGGCAACCAAGCCATTAATCCCGCCCCCGTCTTTCAACAAAAGATATTGCGCGCCCGCCCGATAGGCGAACTCTCCTGGGTTAGGATGTGCAACAAGTTTTTGCGATAGACTTGGATCGGATTGAATGGCTTCAGCAAACGCATCTAGTTTTTCGTCGTAGTCTGGATGCGCCTCTTCCGCCATTTGCTCTGACATATCGAGTTTAGCGGTAAGCAGCTTTGCATCGAACTGTTGTTCGAGATGTGCAAAGGCGCCGTCCGGGTCTTCGAAAACGTCGGGGCGTGGCATGTCGGCTTCTTGCGTTCGCAGAGCGTTAAGCTCCGCTTCGGCGGCCTGTCTTCTCGTCCGTTCGTCTTTAAGAGCGGCAACTGGAACCCTCTCGGCTTCATCTTCGGACACCGGCGGCGCGTCCACTTCGGCTTCGGCGTTGGCTTGTTCTGCCTCGGCTTTCGGCTCTTCGCCCGTTTGGACCCCTTCCGGTGACGTATCTGCCTCGGCTTGCGCGGAGTCAGTGGGCGGCGCTTCCGTCTCAGCGGGTGGCGCTGCTTCCGTCTCAGGGGTTTCGTTTAGAATTTGCTCCAAGGTCTCTGTCATTACCATCTCCTCGCCCGTAACGTCGGCGGCACGAATCGCCCGTAGGTCGGCGGCACCAATAAAAAACCCGCCAGGAAGGCGGGGTCGGTAGTCTCTCGTAATTTCAATTATTTAGGCGCGGTAGCCTGGCTCTTAGCCTTAGCGGCCTGCGCAATGTTCTCAAGGGTTTCGGATCGAATTTTCTCTATTTTCGCTTTCATTTCATCCAATTGCATAGCCTCGACTTGAGCAGCCTTTTCAGCCGCTGCCTGTGCGGCCTCGGGATCTTCATTGCCTCCGCGCATTTTCTCAAGAAGCACCTTCTTATTCCGTAGACTTGACGCCTCAATCAAGAGGTCTGGAGGAATTGGAACACCAGCGCCCGCTAAAGCGGCTATTTCGCTGAACTGTTCCTGTTGGATCGTCGGTATATCCGGCGTTTCTTCCATAATGATGTCGACGTCCATCTCCGAGACCATATTACGCTCTTCGGCAACGCCATTAAGGCGCGGGTCATCTGGCCCTATGCCCATTTCGCGCATAATCGCTGCCTGTTGATCGGGCGTGCCTTCCGCCAGCTTCTCGCCTATCGTTACCTGCTGATTCAGGCCGACAAACTTCAGATTTTCCTCGGTGTCTGTGACGCGAATCCATTTGGGCGCCGTCCAATATTGCCGAATGCGGTTCCAGACCGCCCTATACACTCGCAAATCTAGGTTCCTACGTGCGTCTAAAAGCGGCGTTATTTCAACCATTCCGCCCTGCTGGGATGCTAACACTGCTTTCCCGGATAAAGCGTGTGTTTGCTTGCCTTGAAGCGGCGCATTGACACCCATCAAGTCAAGCTCACCTTTAGCCTCCCGGAGCAACAGCAAATTGCCTTCAGCCATGTCAGTCGTAGACAGAATGTTAAATTCATCCGGCTCCGCAACAATCACGCCGTCCGGCTTAGCAAGCTCTGTTCTAATTTGACGCTGCTTATCAGCTATAGCGCCGCCTATCCGAGACTGACGCACGTTTAGAAGATGAAGGGCCTTCGAACGGCGTTTGTTAACCTCATCCTGGGGGCTTACCATGTCCCGAACCACGCCATACCGCTCGTTGTCGCGGTTTACGTATAGCGACTGCGCGATCAATGGGTTTTCGGGGTTACCGTCTTCATCCATAAACGGCACTGCAATAGGATCTACGAGAGCGCCCCCCTTAGTGATAATTGCAGTATGCCATACACCATTGTCTATGTAGTAAATGTGAACCACGCGCACCCGTTGGCGCCTAGAGTCCGACCAGGTAGTTCCTGGCCTGTCGTCATAAGTGTCTGTTTTCGATGAGTCGACGCTTGCAGTGATCTCGCTTTCTTTGCCTTTAAACCGCTCACGGGCTCGGTCAAGGTCCATCCAAATGACGCCGCCCATGTACCGCGCGTCTTTAAAATCATCTTCCGAGGAATGCGGATCGTAGAAGAACCTATCCCAAGCGAACCGCCTCACAACACATTCAAATTCGTCGCCCTTGGCTTTCACCGTTATTTCTACGGCACCAATTCCCTCGACCCACATTTCTTCAGTCGCCTTGGACCGAATGCGGTCATAGCCGTTATTGTCGAGCACGAACCGAATAGCATCCGTTGCTGCCTCCGCCGCTTCACCATGCACAGGTGTCCGGGGAAGTGCTTTTGGGTCGGTCCGAGACTGCGCCTCGACGCCTTTTAGATAGTTAACCTGCCGTTTTATTCTATTGATTGTGATAACTGGCTCTTTACGCTTGTTGAGCGTCTTTACTTCGTCGGCGGTCCATTGAATTCCATCAACGTAGTCACGATCCCTCTCGGATTTCCTCCGCGCGGATATCGTGGCGTCCTCAGACGCCTCAAACCACTGTATCAAAGTAGCAACCGTGATGGTCATAGAGCAGTTTTCCAGTTTCCGTCATCGCCGCTATCTCGGTCGAAGGCATCATCCCAACGATCAAGCGGCTTGTTCAATTTATCACTGTGCTGCCCAAGAGCCGGATGCATTTCATCCAGCACCAAACCCATGAGCGTAGCCATGTCCACTGCGTCGTCTAGCGCCCCGGCAGGGAATTTTAATAACTGATCGACAAGACGTCGGCCCCAATCATCGTTTGGAACGTAAAACTTGCCCATTGCCGTTCGCCCTTGCAAACCACGAGCCCTAATAACCTTGTCTCTGGTGCTCGCAATCCACTCTAAGCGGCAATACGTCTTTGTTTCTCGCATCCGCTTTTTTAGAAATGGTTCGACTGCCCGGCGGATTTGTCCGGCCTCGCCAAACCACACTAACGGTTTGTGTTTTCGAATTAGCTTCAGTTTCTGGTCGATCCAGATGTCTGCTTGAGCCTGCCCATACCAGCCTTCAAGAGCGTACAAATCGTCGTTCGGGTCCACCCCGAATATTCCATGTTCGGTGTAATCGCCGTCATCAGCCGTCACGCCGTAATCTGACGATCCATATTTCCTTAGATGCTTCGGTGGGTTTCCGGCATCATACCAGTTAAACCACTCGCGTTTGAAGAATGTCCCCTCGTCCGGGGATGGTCGTTGCTGAAAAAGCGAAGCCCAATTTCGTGGACTTTGCATTTTCTCATGGTCCACCAAAGTCGGGCCAAGGTACTCAGGCCAAAGGATATCCCCCGGACTGCGCCCTAAAGGGTCTCCATCTTCAGCCCGTGCAGGCAGACATAAAACATACCACTCAACCCCTTGCCTGCTCGTAACCCAGCCAGTCTTATTGTCGAAGTCTTCAGGTAATATCCGCCCCACTGGATCATCTTCATGCCAGCGAGTTAGCACGATAATTTGCCAGGCTCCGGGCTTCAGCCGCGTCATAAAGTCCGATTCATACCAGTCCCAAGCGTTTTGGCGGGCCGTCGAGCTATCAGCATCCTTACGTCCCTTAATAGGGTCGTCTATTAAACCTCCGTCCGCTCGTCGTCCTGTAACAGCCCCGTCAACGCCACACGCAAAATACTCGCCTCCGTGGTTCGTCTCCCACTCCCCTTTGGCCTTAGTGTCATCGGACAAAGTAACCCCGGTAAAGATATCGGAGTAATCCCGTAGGGCTACGATATTACGCACGCTCTTACCG